GTCTGAACGCTCACGAACTGCGGCAGCGGCTTGACAAGGCCGAGGCCGAACGCGACGTGCTGCGAGCCGAGGTGAAGGCGTGGAGAGCGTGGTACGAAGAAGAGAAGGACGTCAACGTGACCGAGCCGCTTCTGTATAAGGCCGTGATCCATGCGTGGCGCGACACCGACGCGGCGAAGGCGATGGAGGAGAAGCGATGACGGCAAGTGAACTCTACAAAATCGTGCGTGATGTGCCGCGTGAGGCGTGGCCGCGTGGTGTTGGATACTCACACGCGTTGCTGTCGTTTGAGCACGCACAAGAGCAGACGCACACAATATTTGACGATGAGCATGCGGAAGCGATGTTCGTCGGCAGCATGACGGCGTGGCTGGTGCGTCAGGAATGGCGTGGACTTGGACGCGGGCATTTGCTCATTGACGAACTAGATGACGGAGACGTAGCCATCGACATGCAGTACGTTGAACTTGACGGGACGACAGAAACATACCGCATATGCGACATGCACGCATCATCCCTCGTCGCGGCCCTCGCGGCGGCGTGCAAGGGGATGGGCGAATGAAATGCGAATGGACATGCAACCCGAAGTGCGTACATTGCGGAGACTCGCCATCGTGCGGAGATGGTGCGTGGACATGGGCTGGAACCCATTGGCTTCACAGATGCCGCAACGTAGATCCGCAATGCGGATACGACCGACCTATGTGCGACAAGCATCCGACGACGATGCAAGTGGCTGAGTGGCGAGAGATGATCGAGAAACTGAAAGCGGATGTCAAAGGACTCAGAACAATCGTGGATGAAAGCGAGTCTCGCAATGGATGACAAGGCAACGGCGGCGAAGGCGATGGAGGAGAAGCGATGAACCCGGAGCCACGATAACGTGAGGCGCATGATGATCACGCAGGACGATCTCGACAAGGCCCGGCGCATCGCCTCGAGATTCCAAACCGCAAGCAAGGCCGCCACCGACGCGGCGAAGGCGATGGAGGAGCGATGAGCGACACCTTGAACGAACTCGTGCTGTCCCGTGTGATGCGACCTCAGCGAATGTTCACGCCTGCGACCAACGTCGCCGACGCGATGAGCGTGATGCTGGAGATGGAGTCGAGAGGGTGGCGGTGGTCGATTCAATCTCGCGACGATTCAGGAACTCACGCCGTTTCAATGTTCCGCAAGAATGAAGGCTACGAAACAAAGATAATCGTGCGACGTGACGAAGCGCTTCCGCACGCCATCTGCCGCGTGGCGCTCCTCGCCTGCGGCGTTGACGAGAGCGAGGTCGACCATGCAGCCCGGTGAGGTCACGCCGATGACCAAACTCGTCGATGCGGTGATGACGTACTACCGCGAGAACGAGACCGCCGCACGCCGACGAATCTTCCACAACGGCGAGACGTGGAAGGCTGAGGCTCTGCGTCGAATCGGCAAGGGGATCACCGCACCGCATGCGTTGTTCAACCCCGACCGCAAGTGGCGGTTGAACCTAAAGTCACGAGGCGAACACGCATGACCAAGATTCGCCGCGGCTCCAACCTCACCACCTTCGTATGGTGGAATCAACCCAAGTTGAAGCCCGGCGACAAGGTCAAGGTTTCGTCATCGACGACCAGCCTGCAAACCGCGAGGAAGAACGCTCCAAACGTCGGCGATCGCGTGGTGGTGACGTGGTACTTCACGCAAGGACCATGCAGGAAAATAGGCGGCACGCTGCTCCGCGTGTACGCTATCAAGGTGTTTCACGATTCGGTGAAGGTCGCCGTAGTCGATGCGAACGGCTCGACGATGCGTGTGGACCTGGAGCGTGTCAGCAGGGGCAAGCAATGAGCAAAGTTGAACGCGAACTCAAGGAACTCGAACGGCTCATGACTTTGCGTGCCGCGTGGTTCGTCGCCGGTCTGCTGTTCTGCACGGCGATGTTTCTGCTGTTCAGCGACAGCACGGGCATGTTCTTCGGCGGCCTCTACATCGGCATGCTGCTGGTCGGCATCGTCGTCTGGTCGCGCTGCTTCGGAGATCGCCGTGGGTAAGGCAGAGAACGCCATCACGCGGACCGTGCGTGCCTGGTTGACGATGCACGGTGCTCTCGTCGTTCGCGTGCAGGCAGGAGTGATTCGATCCGGCGACCACTTTGTACACGGAGCACAAGCGGGAACGGCGGATCTAATCGGCTGCATGCGTGGCTGGTCGATCGCGATCGAGGTCAAGACTCCGAAAGGCCGGATGCAGGCCTCGCAGGTTCAGTTCGCCGAGCGTTGGCGTGCGACTGGTGGAATATATCTAGTCGCTCGCGGCATCGACGACCTCGCTAACTTGCTCGACCTTCCCGACCGGTCGGCGGTACACTGACCGCATGACGAATGGGCAACACTCTCTCCTCACGGCGGCGATGGCATCAAGCCTCGCCGTCATTTGCATAGGCGGCTGCGAGGTTCGCGTTCCCAGTCCGCGAAACGCGGCGATGCAGGTGCCAGCTTCCGTGGCGCTCATGGAGACAGAGCAACTCGCACGCGAGAGCGAGGCGAAGGCGGCTCAGGCCGACCGCGAGTTCAAGGTCGCGGTGCAGAAGGTCGAATCATCGTCGCAGGTATCACTCGCCGAACTCGCGGCGGCACATGACCGTGCCGTTGATTCGGCACGCTCCGAGGCGGCATCGGTCCGCGAGTCGGTCGCCTCGGCCATCAAGGCGGCGGAAGAGCGGCAGCAGGCGTGGACCGCTCCGCTGACCATTGCCGCCAGCGTCGCACAGCAGAGCGGCATACCTGGAGTCGCTTCCATCGGCGGCGTTCTCGCCGGCGCTCTTGGCCTTGTCTCCGCGTATCGCTCGAAATCAAAGGCGACGACGGCGGAACAGACCGCCTCCGCCGAGGCCGACGCTCGCAAGGCTCAAGAAGCGATCGCGGCCCGCATCGTCGATTCGCTCGACGTGCTGAAGCATCTCTCGCCGGAGGTCGCGAACGCGTTCAAGGCTCACGGCAAGACGCTCTCTGAATGGCAGGGACCTGAGGCCGTCAACTTCATCAACAAGGTGCAGAACACATGAGCGCCACGCCGGTGATCGAATCGAAGACCAAGGTGACGGCGAAGTTCACCGCTCAGGAATGGATCGGCATCATCGGTTCGTTCGCGTTCGTCTGCACGTACGGCTGGACGGCTCTACGCAACGCCGAAGCCGCTGCCGGTGACGCGAAGGTGACCGCCGAGAAGGCGTTGGCCGCGACGCAAGCGACGCAGACGCAGCTCGAAGGTGCGTTGGTGCAGATGAGCGCCAAGCTCGGTCGCATCGAAGGGCTGCTCGAGATGATGCAGCGAGGCAGCAAGCCATGAGCGACACCTCCGATACGATGAACGTGGGGTCAGGGGACGACTCCGCGAAGGACTCCGGCCTGCTGGCCGATCCGCATCACGCCGGCATGGACGCGAAGATGATTCGTCGAGCCCTGCGTGAACGGTGGCCGATCCCCGACAAGGTGCGGCCTCGCATCGTCGATCGCCTTGTGACGATCGCGACCGACAGCACCGATGACGGCGACGCAATCAAGGCGGCAGGAGTGCTGCGGTCGATGGACGCCGACAACCTCGCGGCGGTCATCGAGGCGAACAAGAACCAGCGACTCGACGACGGCAAGCCTACGCAGGCGATCCAGATGTACGGCAAGGACGCACCGGTCGAAGACGTTTGAGAGGTGCTGAATGTCGATGACGATCTGCGAGATGCGAGGCGGCCCGAAGGACGGCCTTCGCGAAGACGTCAGCGACAAGACGATCAGCGTGACGTATCCTCGTGACGTTCGGAGCGGTTGGTTGTATCGACGCGTGGTCGAAAATCCAGCCGTGTTCGTCTACGTCGGAGTGTGCGACCTTTGCATCAGGCCCAACGAGCGATGAACTACACGCCATACGGCGGCGTGCTGGCGTTGTGGAAGTCTCAGGCGACCGAGTGCCTCGTGCCGGGTCCTGCTGGCACCGGCAAATCTCGCGGCGTGCTGGAGAAGGTCCACCTCTACCTCATCAAGCATCCAAAGACTCGCGGACTGATCGTTCGCAAGACGCGTGCGTCGATGACCGAGAGCGTGCTGGTCACGTTCGAGTCAAAGGTCGTGCAGGCGGGCTGCACGCTGACAAACCAGGCACGTCGCACGCGATCGGCGTACGACTATGCGAACGGCTCGACGCTCGTCGTCGGCGGCCTCGACAACCCCGACCGCATCATGTCCACGGAATATGACATCATCGCCGTGTTCGAGGCGACGGAACTGACCGAGGACGACTGGGAAAAGTTGACGACGCGACTCAGGAACGGCAAGGGTCCGTACCACCAGATCATCGCGGACTGCAACCCTGCGGCACCGTCGCACTGGTTGAAGCGTCGAGCGGATCGCGGCATCATGCAGGTATTTGAGTCGCGGCACCGCGACAACCCGACGCTCTGGAACGCGGCGACCGGCGAATGGACCGAGGCAGGAGCGAAGTACCTGCACACGCTGAACACGCTGACAGGTCATCGTCGGGCACGCCTACTCGACGGTCGATGGGCGGCGGCTGAAGGTCTCGTCTACCCCGAGTTCGACGCGACGCTGCACGTCGTCAAGGCGATGCCGACCGGCTGGGAGTCGTGGCCGAAAGTGCGTTCGATCGACTTCGGCTACGTGCATCCGTTCGTTTGCTCGTGGTGGGCGGTCGATCCCGACGGTAGACTGTACTGCTATCGCGAGGTCTACCACTCGAAGCGAACCGTCGCCGATCACGCGAGGCAGATCAACCAACTGAGCAAAGGCGAGACCTATGCGGCAACAATCACCGACCACGACGCGGAAGATCGTGCAACGCTCGCATCAGCGGGCATCGACACCATTGCCGCAAACAAGGACCAGCGATCAGGCCGCGACGCGATGCACGCTCGCCTTGCGGTCCAAGGTGACGGCAGGCCGAGGCTCTTCTGGCTCGAAGGCTGCACGGTAGAGACCGATCAGGACCTCTACGCGGCGAAGAAGCCGACCTCCACCATCGCCGAGTTCGACTCGTTCGTCTACCCCAAGGGTCAAGACGGCAAGGCCGACAAGGAAGAGCCGGTCAAGCAGTTCGACGACGGCCTCGACGCGGCACGCTACGCGGTCATGTACTTCGACGGACCTCGCTCGTCGAACGGAGCGTGGGTCGGTGTCACGCACGAAGCGGGTACACTGCCGATAACTGACCTCGTAACCGACGACTCGGCACGCACCTGGGCATGACCAACATGGCGAAGCGAAAGACCACCGCAAAGGCGAAGGACTCCGGCATCGAACTCGACTCGCGAGAGACGCTCGGAGCGTGGGTTTCCGCGTCGCTGATTCCGGGCGAAGCGCCCACGAGTCGCTTCAACAACAACACGGGCCGCGATTACGAACTCGTCACGCGAGGCATCACCGGCACGGCGTGGCGAGCGGCGTCGATCAACGCGACGGTGCTGAGCGGTCAAACTCTGCGTCTGTTCCGCAAGGTCGGCAGCGGCAGCGGCAAGGGCCGCAAGGTCGCCGACAAGCGTGTGATGAAGCACGCGACGAACCGTGGCAAGGTCAAGAGTCTCGTCGGCAAGGCGGCGATCTACGCATCGCGTGCAGGCGATGACATCGAGGAAGTTCTCGATCATCCGATCCTCGACCTACTCCAGAATCCCGATCCGGTGTATACCGGTCCGCTCTGGTTGTGGCAGTTGTTTTGGTTTAAGGAGGTCGCCGGTCGTGCGTACCTGTACGTCGGCGAACGCCTGAACGGCTACCCGGT